TATACAAAAATGGGAATACTAAATGCAGAAAAAATAACAAGAGATTTATTTGGAATTGAAGAAGGTGACTTTGCTTTCTTGCCTACTATTGGTTATTATAATACTCAATATGATAAATTAAGTAATTTAATAATTAATTTAACGGGAGAGACGATGACACAATTAGAAGCTGAAAACATTACAAATATTGAAGGAGTTACAGCTTCACTTGTTGAAAAACAAAAAATAAGTCAGCAGATGTATCAATTTAAAGTTTCTTCTTATAAAGATGGAGAACATGAATATACAATTTCTGATACCTACAAAAATTACTTGACAAAAATGAAGGAACAATCTACAATCCTCTGGGGATTAATTGAAACTTTATTCTTTACTGGAGATTATTTCACAGATGCTAGAAATCCAGAATCGCCCGTACAAATAAGGATCTCAGATGCAAGTGATTATTTTGGCGCGCCGGCGCAAGATAATTTTTGCAAAGGGGAATATTTCTGGAGACTTTTCATTGATGGATTTGAAGATTCAGATTATGTTCCTTATTTTTCAAGTTGGGAGAAGTTCAAAGAAGAAATATTGGATAAGTATTTATACCCAATAAATGGTAAGGTTGGCCAGTATGCAGACATGAAAAAGCAAGTGAATGTCTGGAAGAAAGAACGTGCTAAATGGTTAAATAAAATTAATGATATCTCAGAAATTTTTTATAAAAAATATGAGCCATTCTTAAAAGAGGGCACATGGACAGACGACAATTATCTTACGGATAATGAGTATTATTGGGCGGCGGTAAGTGTATTGAACGATTCTTCTCAGCCTAAAATTACTTATAATATTAGCGTTATAGATCTAAGTACACTAGATAAAGACTATAATTTTGACGTTGCAGATACCTCTTATGTTGAAGATATAGATTTCTTTGGTATTAGTCAAAAGACAGGCTTACCTAATAAGCAAAAGGTTCTTATTTCAAGTGTAACCGATGATTTGGATAATCCAATGAATAACTCAATTGAAGTAAAGAATTATACTTCTTCTTTTGATGAATTATTTGAATCAATTAGTGCTTCTGTACAATCTTTAACATTTAATGAGAACACATATAAAAGAGCCTCTAATTTTACCGCAACAAAATATATTTCAAAAGAAGCTTTGCAAGGTACTTTATTTGATGGAGACATAACTCTCGTTGACCATTATAGTGAAAATATTGTCATGGATGATGAGGGCGTACAGGGTAAAAATATCAATAATACTGCGTTGGGCTATAAACTAAATGGAGAAGGATTACTATTTACAAAAGATAATGGACAAACTTGGGATATTGGCGTAGGACCTAATGGTATTAACGCCGATTACATTAAATTTGGACAATTAGATGCCTCAAAAATTCAAATTGTTGATGGAAATTATATTTATTTCTTATGGGATAAAGATGGTTTAAATGCTTATCGTAACCCTGCAACAAGCACAAATGGTTTAGTTGATTTTGCCCGATTTAATAAATATGGTTTAAGCTTAATTGAAAATAATAATGTTCGTTTGCGCGCGGGATATGAATTTAAAAACGATAACAATAGAAATTACTCTGGCGATTATAAGACTGAATTGGATTTAATTGATCAGAATATTGGTTTTTATTTGTATAATGATAAAGGCCAAGCTATTTTCAAAACTGAAACAGCATCAGATTATTCCGGAGAAGAGGGCGACTATTCTGCAAGACTGTCTCTAACGGGAGAAATGTTTATTACAAACAAAGTATTAGACGGAGAGAATACAGGTCAAAGTTTAAATACAGTTTATGTCTATAATTATAATAATGCTCTGGCCATTGAAAAAATGAATGCATTTTACTTTACAGACAATGAAAGATATACAAGTTACTATAATGAATTTATTAAAACACAAGATATTAATGGCTTAGGAACAATTGTTGTAGGGAAGACATTGATACAAGAGGAAGAAGACTTCTATTTTGAAATTGTTGAAGCGGAGAATTTAGAAATTTGGACTGATGTAAAATTAACTAATAAAAACTACAATATTGAATATCAAAAAACAAATCAAAACTCAGTTAAGAAATTAGACCCATCCCAATGGGCGGCTTACGCAATGTCTTTTACTTCTTATGAAATAACAAAAGAAGAATTAAACACTTTAGATATTCAAAATGGTCGAATTTATTTGTCAAATATTCTTGCAATATTGGAAAATAGAAATGGAATACTTCGTACAGGGGAGACCTTATATTTATTCCAGAGCGTTAAAACAGACACCTTTGACTCTGATGTTATTGTTTATGAAGGTAGTGTACAACAGTTAATGTTTTGTACCGCAAAAAATACAAATGCCTCTTTGAAAACATACTCACAAGATCAGAATAAAATTCCTGTTGAATACTATGATATTGTAGGATTATCAATTGGAAATGAAGTAGAAATGATAGAACAATTATTTTATTTTCAAGAAGGACAAATAGATGGTATTAAATACAACTATTGGAGAAATCAAGAATACACGGGAGAATCTTTTGAAACGGATTATTCTGATATAGAAACGCAAGAAGTTGGAATATTCATTAATAATAAAGCAGGACTGCAGGACGAATATACGATCTCTCCTTCTAATGAGATTCAGAGCCCCGCAACATATATGCGAAACAGAAGTGGCGGAATTAATATCTATGCTGATGATTTCATTATAATTGGAGATTCCATTACTAATGGTTTAAATAATATAACAATATCTGGTGAAACATTTAAAAATGCATATGGAGTTATTGGCGCAGGATTTTCTGAGGAAACAATTAAGATTGAAAATATTCCATTAGCAGGAAAGAAAAATTTAGCCTTCTTTTTGGGAATGAATGATCCATATGAAGAGGATGACACTGATGAAACTTATGTTGACGAGTATTTAAATTTAATTTCTAATGTTGCTGCCTTAGCAGAGGAAATTAATAGTATTTCTGTTGTTTCAATTATTGCAGCAGATGAAAAAATAATTGATGAATATAAAGAAATTACAAATGTGAACATAGAAAAAAGGAACAATGCAATAAAAAGTTTAGCCGAAAAAACAATTCAAGGAGTGCCTATTCAATATATTGATATTTATACAATTTCAAAAAATTATGAGCATTCAGATAGAGTACATCTATCTTCAAATGGAAATATTTCATTATTAAAATCTCTTGATAAAGTATTTAATAATGAAGATTTAGATCAAAGTGTTATTTATAATCCAGATGTTAAAGAGGCCGCGGCAGAAGCACAAGCTGGAGCTGAACGTGTGTTTACAATTGCTTTAAAAGGTAAAGATAGTGGCGGTCAAATAGTATATAATAATATTATTACTGTACTTAAAAATGGCTATCTTTATATGGGCGGCGAATTATTAAATTACTATGGTAAAAAACTTAATATGAAAGATTTTAAGTTATTGCCCGATAAAATTAGGGTTTCAAATCCTCAATTTATTTTATCAAATTCTGGTTATATGTGGATGGATTGGGGCAAGATGTACCAGATTTCTGACGGTAATCTTGCTATGGATAAGTCTCTATTGGATATGATCACTACATTAGGATCAATGGGAAGCTCATCTTACACCAGTGGATACTATTTAATAGATCCGCTTAGTTAAAGGAGTTGAAGGTAATGGCAAATTATTATTATCATCCACTTGGAGATTATGCAATAAATTATCTTAACGGGGACGCGCCGGCAAACGCGCGTCCTCACTCTTATTCATCACACGGATATAGTAAATTAGACTGGGGTTGTGGGGCAGACCAACCAGTTTACTCAATGACCGATGGAACGATTACTACTATAGCTTGTCGAAATAGTGAAAAGCAAGCCGGACTTGTTGTTATAGTAAAAACAGACCGTCATGATGAACATGGCCCAATATTTATCAATTATCTTGAAATGGGTGGTGTATCTGAGAGAATTGCCAATATAATAAAAAATGATATTGGAATTGATATTACTCCAGGACCAGGGAGTTTTGGCCCAATTAATGCTTCTGGAATACCAGATTTTACTCATTCAGATGGAGAAACTTTTATACAACGAGGAGAATTAATCGGATACACAAATAGACATTATTCAAGTTATTCTGCATTACATTTAGACTTCACTTATGGCGACGGCTATAGCCATACTCTTGGAAGTACAGACAGAAATACTTGTTTTAATAGTCCATCTGGTACTCCTCACATAACAGATTTTTCAAAAATTAATGAAGCTTTTTCTATAAATAATGGAGAAGTAAGTGTAAATGATAACCTATTGTGGAAAAATGGAATTTATGTTCCAGATAAAGATGGAGCAAACTTACATTATAAAACAACAGATAGTTTAAGTTATTTAATTTGTTTGCAAAGACCTGTTTTTACTTCTTCATCTTCTGCTTCGGGACAAGTGGCTTTATCTTCTTCTGGAGTAGCTTTTGTAGAGAATATGAATCCAGATGCAGTTAATGCTTACTTTAATAAATTGATGTTAGATAGTTGGATAGGCCCATATCCAAATTCTATTAGTGATGTAAATGCAAATGATGGGCTTCGAAGAGCAGTAGTTCTTTGTACTCGAGAATTAAATTTTACTAGTAAAGGCAATCTTCCGGCAGTTGCTTACGCAAAATTGCTTAGAGCAAAAATGATTGGAGAATCTCGTAGCGGAAATAATATGGGAGAATGGTTTGCTGCACTGCCCGCAAATCAGTTTGCAGAAAAAAATGTATGGATGAATAAACAACTTTCTTCGAGTTTTGATTTATCTTATGCACAGGCGGTGTACAATAATTTAAAACGTCCAGAATTATATGGAAGCTGGTATGGCAGCACAGACGATCCTTTTTATCGAGCTATTGTGCATGCTTGTCAGCAAATACCAATATATAATGTTACAGATGGAGAATATAGACGATATTTATTATATACTCCTTGGGCTTTTGGAATATGTTATCGTCCAGATAGCGGGATCGATTATTCTGTTTACGCTACTGGAAAACCAATCTATAACTTAAGAGGAAACTATATTGCTGGATATAATGATTATATTCTTTTTCGACAGGTTAATGGAGATATGAAATATTATAATTCTAAAGTTTGTGGGTGATGTTATTGTGTTAATAAATAGAAATAAATTAAATCAAATCGACGCTTTAATTGATCAATTATCAAAAAAAAGATTTGATATTCATATTCAATATAAATTTATAAAAATAAGAAAAGCAATAAAGGAAGAAGAAGAAATTTATCAAGAGCAGATTAAATTAAATTGCGAACCTTACTTTGAAAAAGACCAATTTGGTAATCCAATCATGAATGAACAAGGAGGCTTTAAGATTTCTTCAGAGAAGATTAATGAATGTTATTTACTAATGCATCAAATGAACTCCTTAGATATTCAGATTCCAGATATATATTTTTCATTAGATGAATTGGAAAAGTTAGATCTTACTCTTGGTGAACTTTCTTTATTAGAGCCTTTTATTAAATGATTTATAAAAATTATACAAAATTTTATGACAAGACAAAATTATACTTTTGTGTAAAAAGTAGAAATTTTTCGTCTTGTCATTTTTTTATTCAAAAAGTTTTCTTAAAAATCTACCATATTAGTGAAAGATAAAAAATAAAAAAAATAAAAGACAACAGAGAGGTGATGATAAATGTCTTTTAATTATTCAAATCAAAATCAACAAGCTTTTTATAACCCTACAACTGCCACGGCGCCACCAACGCAGTTTCAACAACAAAATGTCCAACCTCTATTCCCTCAGCCACAAGGAAATGTTTACAACATCAATTCAACACTTGAGGTTGCAAACGTTCCTGTGGGTGCAGGCGTTTCGGTTGCTCTTTGTTTACAAGAAGGTCTTATGTATATTAAAACAATGCAAAATGGAAATCCAATGTTTTGGGCGTATAAAATAATGCCTTTTGACACAACAAAGAATCAGCCTGAATCAGAAGAAAAGAAAGAAGATAATCCTTTTGCGGCACAGTTTGAAAAATATGATAACAGATTTAATAAAATAGAGCAGCAAGTAGGAGAGCTTCAAAATCTAATAAAGAAGAATAAAGGAGAGTGGTCAGTATGATGAATATGAATCCAATGCAGTTTATATCTCTTTTGCGTGGCCGCAACCCGCAAGAAATGGTAATGTCTATGGTACAAAATAACGGAATTAATGATCCGATGATTAATGAGCTTATTGGATATGCTCAAAAAGGAGATATTAATAGTGTAACTAAAATCGCAGAAAACTTTTTTGGACAGAGAGGACAAAATTTTGGTCAGGAATTTAATGCTTTCATGTCCATGTTAAAGTAATTGCGATTTAAAATAAAAATTTTATAATTTAAAGGAGGTCTTGTTTATGGAGGAAAAAGGTCTTACAGTAGCAGATGCGTTGGCACTTAGAGAAGGTGGTAACGGAGGTAATTATGGCGACGGTATGTTTGGAGGCAACGGCGCATGGTGGGTAATTATCTTAATTCTTTTCTTCGCTATGGGCGGTAGAGGTTTTGGTAACGGCTACGGCGGAAATGGCGGCAACGATTGTGGAGGTGTGAATACAGTGGTAGTACCAGCAGGTCTTGGTGGCTTTGGTGGAGGCTACGGCGGTTATAGTCCATGTTGCACACCAGCCACACAACAGTCAATGACAGATGCATTCAATTTTAATCAATTAGATAATGGACAGAGAGGTTTAGAGAGAGGTTTGTGTGATGGTTTCTATAGTGTAAATCTTGGTATTACAAATCTTGGTACGCAGATGCAGCAAGGTTTCTGTGCAACTGATAGAGCTAATCTTCAGAGCTTTAACGGTATCCAGTCAACTCTTTGTCAGGGATTTAGCGGCATAGACGCAGCTATCGCCCAGACAAATTACAATCTTAAGGATTGTTGCTGCGATACAAGACAGGCAATCACAGAAAATAGATTTACAACTCAGACAGGATTTAATGCTCTTCAGAATCAGCTTGCTTCTTGCTGTTGCGATCTTGGTAGAGGTCAGGAGAACATTAAGTATGCTCTTGCTCAGCAGACTTGCGACATTATTTCTAATGCTGATAAGAATACCGATAGAATTATCAATCATCTTGTTCAGTCTGAAATGGAAAAACTTAGAACAGAACTTCAGTCTGCTCAGTTCCAGCTTTCACAAAACTCTCAGACACGCGCTTTAATCGAGCAATTACAGCCTTGTCCTAAGCCAGCTTATTTAACTTGCTCACCTTATACAACTTATCCTCAGCCTTTTAGCGGATTCGGTAACGGCTGCGGCTGTTAAGGAGGGGATGCTATATGGGATGCCCCAATAATTCAAAATACCTTTGTGAGAGAGTAATTCTCTCACAAGCGGTAACTTTTGCAGGAGATACTCTTACTATCAATATTCCTGCCGGCTCATATGGCAATAAAGAAAAGTATTGTTTAATTGTAGCACAAGAGATTCCAGATGAAACAACCATCGCGGCAACTGTAGTGATTACAATTGGTACCGATACAACAGAGTATCCTTTATTGACTTGCTGTGGTTCAGAAGTTACTGCGGGACAGATTGAATATCGAAGAAAATATCCAGTAGTTGTTTGTACAAGTATTGCTTCAGGCGCTTTCAGAATTACTGAAAAAATCTGTTGTGGTAGAACTCTTGTCGCACCAGCTCTTCCTATTGAGGCTGCAGCTGCTGGTGGTGCGGAGGGATAATGTATGGATAAGTTAATGGAAAAGGTTAAAAAAGAACTTGAAAATATTGCTGAAAAAGGTTTAAGTGCTTCTAATTTAGAAACTACTTATAAACTAATTGATATTTATAAAGATATCAAAGAAGCAGAATATTATGAGAGCGAAATTAAAGAAGAGCAAGGAGGTGACTATAGTATGCCTCAGAGAAGAGATAGTAGAGGACGCTATATGAATGATGGATATGATAGATATTATGATCCAATGATGCATGGTGGTTATGACAACAGAGGTTATGATAACAGAGGTTATGATAATAGAAGTGGCCATGGCGGCACATGGGAAGCGCAAGGAAGATACAATAACTATCCTTTCTTAGATGAGCGTTCTGAACGCTATATGGAGCGCATGATGGAAGGCATGGATGCCTATAATGAAGGTCGTGATAGATATCGCCATGGAGAGAATGATACTCGCATGATGGATGGTATTGAAATGGCCATGGCGGCAGTGTGTATGTTTGTAGAATCAATTGCTGAATTTGCAGAAACACCAAAGGAAAAAGAAATTATTAGAAAACATCTTGAAAAAATGAAGAAAATCTAATGTGGGAATATTATAATGCCAATCCTTTGGGACGCAATGTAAATGATTGCACAGTACGAGCGATATCACTTGCCACAGAAAAATCATGGGACGAAACGTATAAAATATTATCTGAATATAGTAGATTGCAGGGGATCACTTTTTCAGAAGTGGAGTTTATAAATGACTTTCTTGCTGACCGCTACGAAAGATTTTGTCCGCCGCGAAAAACGGAGACAATAAGAGATTTCATGAATATGAAGCTTGACGGAAGATGGCTGATAACGATGCGCGGACATATTACTTGTGTAGTTGATGGGATTTTATACGATACTTTTGATTGTTCAGAAAATTTTATATGGTGTATTTACAAAGTAAAATAAAAAGGGAGCAGACTTCTGCTCCCTTTTCTTTATTCAAACATAATTATTTTAGATTGATTATGGTCGTGGACTGCCCATGCTCCAATTAGTATTGCATCTGCTTCATCTTGAGTGACACTAATATCATAAAGTTTTTTAACTTTTAATTGAGCATTTTTCTTTTTATCTGTTCTTTGTTTTCCCTTGATTTCACTGTGGGCGCGCCATGTTGCCGGCGGTACTATTTTATATACAATACCTGTTTCAAAACAATAATTTTTTAAAACACCTTGTAAGGCGGCGAGTTTTTTAAAGGTAATGACACCTTCATTCTCTTGTCCACTTACTGTTCCAAACTTTTGGAGTTGGATATCTTCAAGAACTACTAAATCTGGTTTCCATCTATCTATCATGCAGGCAACCCAAGCTTTTGTTTGAGTAATTCTTTCTGTACTATGATTTCCATTGGAACTCCATTTACCATAAGTTACGAGCTTTTCATTGTCAAAAATAGCATATCCACTTGTAATACTAGCCTGATCAAGAGCAAGTATTCTATAACCATTTTTCTTCACTGGAGAAATAGGCACATTTTTTAATGGATTATTTTCACAAGTTAAACACTTATGGCCGCGCCGCCATTTTTCTAAAGAATAATAATTATTATGTCCTTCAGGACACTTAAAGTGCATTTCGGTCTTTAAATTGGTATAGGTCTCTGTTAACAGAGACCATCCCGCGTCTTCAACTTCCTTTTTTATGTCTTCATATTTGAATTTTGCCATTTACATCATTCCTGGTCTGTAGAACCAAATCCGCCTTCACCACGATCTGTATTATCAAGCTCATTTGTTTCGATCCAGTTAATCATTGGTACTGGCATAATAACCATCTGTGCAACTTTATCTCCTTTAGAAATATTATAAGTAAGATTTCCAGTATTTTCCATAATTACACAAACTTCTCCACGGTAGCCGGCATCAATAGTGCCAGGAGTATTTGCAACTCTCATAGCAGTCTTAAGGCTCATGCCACTACGAGGTCTAATCTGAATTTCATAACCAGTAGGAATTGCTACCTTTAAACCAGTTCTAACAAGAACTGTAGTATGAGGTTTAACCGCCATATCTTCAATCGCATAAATATCTGCACCGGCGTCTGTTGTATGTGCATATTCTGGAATAACTGCATCTTCATGAATCTTCTGTACCTTAACATCAATCAATTCTCTTGGAATCTTTACTACAGAGGAAATAAGAGAAGCAGACTGGGAAAGAATACCAGTAAGAATATCTTTCTTATTTGCAGACAGCGAATCATCTTGATTAATTTCTGCAATCATTTTTTCTACTCCTTCAAGCTCTCCCTGAAGGTTTTCAACAGGGGATAAAGCAAGTTGAGCAAGAATTTCTTTTCTTACAGCATTTGATCCAAATGCCTTTTCCAATTCTTTCTTCATTTTTGGATAAACTGCATTAAATTGATTATCGGGTAACTCCAAAAGCTGAATAAGCTGCTCCATTGTCTGATCAGTTCCGGGCATTTCTGTTAGTGTTTTCTTTAAATTACTATTCATTATTTTCTTTCCTCCTTAAACTAATTCCTCTATAATTTCATCAATTACCCCATATTTAAGAGCCTCTTCTGCTGTCATCCATAAGTCATCCTTTCTATGCTTCTTATAATCATCTTCAGTAAGTCTTGTTTGCTTTAAAGTAATTTTGCGAAGCATTGAAAGCTGCTTTTCATAAAACTTAACGCCCTGAAGGAACTTGTGCGCATCTCCACCGTCTTGTGCGCAACCTTCATGGAACAAATAAGATGAATGAGGATAACCATATCTTTTATGACCAGCACTTCCGATAAAGAATGCTCCACTATATCCTCTTCCAATTGTAACTGTCCACACAGGCGTCTTTGACATTCTAATAGAGTCAATAATGCTAAAAGTTGCATTAATATCGCCACCGGGGCAATCAATATAAATCTTAATTGGCTTTCTTTCTTCTACGGGAACTTCATCTATATCATCTACTGTATTCCAAAATCTAATTGCATCTGAAAAATTAATTGCGGAACCAGGCTTTATTTCATCACATAAATAAAGTGATCTTTCTAAGAAATTTAGTGTATCTACGCTCTTCTCGGGATCAATTTGACCTTCAGGACTTGTAAGCATTTCCAATACAGACTCTCCACAACAATCACAATTGTCTGTCATTTCTGTATAAAGTTCTTCTACTGCCTTCTGCACTTCCTCGAGAGGAATCGGCTTTCCATTTTCATCTAAAAAATTAATCTGATTCTTTTCCATTGTTTGTATCCTCCAATGATGCGATTTCTGCTTTAATATTTGAAATTTCTGTCATTAGCTCACTAATATTGGGATTTAAGATAAAGGTTTGTAAGCTTTTTGACAATTCAGTTTCTTTTTCTTTTAATTGAAATTTTAAAGTTTCTAATCTGGTCATCTTTATCCCTCCTTTTATAATATAATTATATCATAATTATTCCCAAAAGTCAATGGAACGAGTGTCCAAAGTTTTGGGATTTTGTTTTAAAAGAAGACGAAGATTTCTTTTGGATGCAACCATATCCTCAAGTGTCGATATATCTTTATTCTTTCCATAGAATTCATAGAAGGACTCTTGCCCTTTACTTCTACTCCAATTAAAAATATCTTCCCATAAACTAAACAAAGGAATAGCTCGTAAATCAATTTGATTAAATTTTTGATGAGTTAATTGTATTCTTTTTCCATCATGCTTAGCAATAAGAATCATTTTTACAATTCGTTGAAGATAGACACTTGGATTCATATCAGATTTCCTTGGCTCGGCGGCGAAAAATATATTTTCATAATAATAATTTTCAAAGAAATCTTTTGAGAATTCAAAATTTACGATCATTCGTTTATCACTTATATTAGTGATAGGGAAAAATTTTCTAAATGTTTCTTCGTCTTTTGCAATTAAAGGATGTAGAAATCTTATATTATAATCTTTCTTATATTCCTTTACAAAATCTTCTGCATTCGGTACATACAAAAAATTTTCGTCTACAACATAAATATAAGTACAATTTTTTTTAAAATCTGTGAAATCATTATTCTCTATTCTTATTAAAGAATTTCTTTCTATCTGCTTAAATTGCATTAGATTTTTTATCTTTCCCTCTACCTCTCCAGTATACGGAAAATAGCTTGGTGGCATGGCGGCAATTTCTGGTTTTAATGGCGTGAATTTGCGATAAAATCCATAGCCATAAATTTGAACTTGCTCGCCACTTAGAGATAAATGTTTAGGAATGGCTTGTTTAGGATTATTTTTAAAATAAATAATTTGATTATATCTACCTAAGTTATTTTCTTTTGGCATTCCCATTTTTACAATATCACCACGCTGATAATGGTAATTAAAAACTTTCATAAGTTCGAGGTTCGGAGGTTCAAACTTCTTGCTATGAAGAAGATCTATATCATATAAATAAATACTTGCCATTAATCTACCTCCGTACGTTCTGTTTGGTTTTCTGTGATAAATCCATTGTCACTCATTTCAATAATTTTTTCAAAGAGCGGCCATTCAGTATTCTTATATTTTTTAGGAATGAAATTGTCGTCTCTTCTGATACCAGTAATAATCAATTTATTACCTCTCTGAAAAAAGCTCTTTTCTACTACTGTCTTTGTTCCATCAGGATTTTTTCTTGCAATCTGTCTGTCCCAAATTGCATACTGATTTTTCCAAACCTTTACAGTTACAACACCATCTGGAGTAAGTAGAATTACACTACTTTTATTTTTATCCTTATCAATAACTGTTCCTGCAATACGAGAGATTTTATACATATTAATCTTTTTATCATCCTTTTCAAAAGAACGCTCAATTTCAGGCTCTTCTGATAAATCAAAGAAATTAACAATATCATAAACTTCGTTCTTTAAATTTTTAAGCTCGTGTTCATGATAATAGAAGCCTAAAGAGTCCATTTCCCACTTACTAATACTTCCTTCTGTATATTTTTCTGCAACCAATTCTACAAGTTTTGCATTGAGTGTATTCAGAATTTCTTGCTGATTTTTCTTCATCCAATCTCTAACTGGATCCATAGCTTTCTTATAAGTATTATCCCAAGTAGACTGAGAAATTAATGCTGTTTGTTCATCACCATTTACAACAACATTTTTTAACACACTATCGTCATAATTTTCTGTGAAGAATCTCATGGCAATTGAGTCAAGTCGATAATCAGAACCTTCCTTAAACTTTTTTATATACTTATTGAAATTAAATACTTTAACTTCAAAAGAGTATTCTTCTGGGATTAAATCAAGTTCAATTAATTTCTGCATATTTTGTAAAGTAATTCTCTTCTTCTTATCTGCAATCAGCTCAAGATAATCATTCATCGCCGCCTCACGATTACCGCACAACGAGTCAAATGCTCCAGATTTAATCAGTGCAATCATCTGTGTTTTATTAACCTTAATTTTTCCTAAGAAATCTTCAATTGAAGTATAAGGTCTCTTTGAAATAATATCATAAACAAGTTGTGTACCAATTCTTGTAATACCCTTCAATCCATATACAATAGAATTTTGTTCAAGGTCGGGCGCAAAGATTAAAGAAGAACGATTAATATCTGGCGGCAATACTGAAATGCCCTTTTTCTGCGTTTCTCCAATTGCCGTACTAATCTTACCATAGTTTACACTCTTATTTTTCTTCTTTTCAGTTTCTTCTTCATCATCATCTACATCATCTGCATCCATAAGTTCTGCACCGCCGGCGTTTACAATAAGACAAGCACAATTCCAAAATACCTCTGGGAAATTTGTTGCAAGATAAAGAGTTTGAATACCTACGAAACTATATGCAAGAGCATGAGGTTTTGCAAATGCATATGACATCTGTGGCTCCATGACTGTTTCCCATACATATTCTCCAAGCACTCTATTTGGACACTGAGAAATAAACTTCTCTTTAAGCTCTGGAACTTTCTTAACCTGCTTTTTAGCCACAATCTTTCTTGCCATATTTGCTTCAGCAAGAGTAAAATGAGCAATATTCTTATCCATACATACTTCCATAAGATCCTCTTGGCTACAGGGCGTTCCGAAGTTGGGAAGATAATATGGTTCAAGAATTTTAATTTCTTCTTCAGATAATCCTCTATTTCTTACCTCTCTATACCATAATTGCATATCATTCTTAAGGCGGCAATATCTATCCATAGGACGCTCTTTGCCTTTTTCGCCCATAAGACGCATAAGAGCATTAGCAGAAGTTAACTGAACAGGATCTCTTGGTTTAATTTGTTTTGCAGTTGCCAATCCTACACCAGTGCTAAACTGGAATACATCCATTACTGTACCATTTCCAAGCGCATCCCACATACGATTATCTTCAAGGTTTAATACAGCTGGATGGAGATATTGGTC